AGCCTGTCCTCGAAACAGGTGCGTTTCGTGAGGGTTGGCAAGACGAGCTTCAACAAATGCTTGATGAACCTCCGGATGATGACCGCAAGATCCACTTCTACGTTGATGAAGAAGGTAACAAAGGTAAGACTTGGTTTATTCGGAAATGGTTGACTGAACATGATGATGCGCAAATGTTCGGTCCTGGTAAGCGTGACGATATCGCTTACGCTGTTGACTGCACGAAAAGAATCTTCTTCTTCAACATCCCACGAGACCACATGCAATATTTGCAATACGGTATCATCGAGTCTATTAAGGACAGACTCGTTTTCTCCTCCAAGTATCAGTCGACAACTAAGCTCTTAGTTCACAACCCTCATGTCATTGTATTCTGTAATGAATACCCTGATATGACTAAACTGAGTGATGACCGGTTCGAACTACACATCATTTAAAAAAAACAAAGGCGATAGCCGCTCATAGCGCCAGCGCACTAAACTATAGAAATGTGAATGTTAAATGTATTTAATTTTTAGGTTCTTTAAAGTAGGTAGTAATCAATGACGCCCACTGTAGCACCGCAGGGGCAGGTGTGCTTGCAGCGATCGCTCCCGGCTGATCAGTCCATATCACCATGAAAATGGGGTCATTGCACTGTTGCGAACTTGCCGAATCATAACTAATTTGTCGGTTAACTTTAACGTATGTTTTGTACGTTCGCCAATCACTTGAACCGATACCGCGGTTCACGCTTGCGCTCTCAATTCTTGTATTAACTTTCCAACGTTTGTGAAGCAATACCGTGTAACGGTCGGTGTTAAGTCCTAGATGAGCAAATTGCATGCTACTTAGGGCATTGCTGAAATCTACATACCGGGTTGAATCCAAGCCGGCTGTCCTGAAGAAATCTTCGTCTTCAACGGTTAACGCATCTTTTGGAGAAAGAATCGCCATGTTTACATACTGGTAAACAGTACCGAGAACTTGAAAATCAAAATGAATTTGAAATCCTCGAAGATTTATGATGTCTCTGTCCCGCGCTGTAAGCGAAGCGGCTGTCGATTTAGGAATTCCAGTTAAATTAATAATCGCCTTCGTTCTTGAAGCCAAAGATTGCCAGTCCGCGAGGATGCCGAATCTTTTGGCGGTAGCTTCTCCAACGCGTTTACCAATGTTTGTTTTTGAAAAAGCGGCGCGTTTACCTTTTGCCGTTCCACGATAGCGTTTGACACGTTTGGACTGACGTACTCGCGCGCGAGACCGTCCAGTAACCATCAACCGCCGTTTTGAATTCCATCTTCGCGAGTAAGCCATCGGATAATCGCGCTTCCACTTGTTTTGATACCAAGATCCAAATTCACGAAGTGATTCGGCCTTACCCAAGGACGTTTTGTATCTAACGAGATCTTTAAAAGTGACCATTTGAAATAATGGCACGAAATTGGTGAGCTGGTTATTATTACCCAGCTCACTTATGCTGTTCTCACTTCTACACACTCTCACTTTTTTCATTTCCGAGATGTCAAAACACTTTGTTTTTACACATAATAATTACGACGCTCAGGTTCTGCAGCGTTACCGTGATACTTTTGCTGAAAATGGCCGCATTCACTACGCCGTTATCGGACAAGAAGTCGCCCCAACGACCGGAACTCGACACCTTCAAGGATATGTCTGTTTCGTATCCCGCACCCGCCTTGCAACTGTCCGAGCGCTCTTTCGAGGAGCGCATGTTGAGATTGCTCGAGGAAATCCTGTTCAGTGTCGAGACTATTGCATCAAGGATGGAGATTTTACTGAATTCGGACGGTTCGACGATATCCCATTCCAGGGGAAGCGAAGCGAGTTCGACAAGTACAAGGAATGGCTTCTAGAACAAGGAACTTGGCCGTCTGACGCTCATATCGCCAATAATTGGCCGGCGATGTACATTCGATACGGAAAGAAGTTGACTGAATTCCGTGATCTTGTTTGCCCTCAGCCTGTCCTCGAAACAGGTGCGTTTCGTGAGGGTTGGCAAGACGAGCTTCAACAAATGCTTGATGAACCTCCGGATGATGACCGCAAGATCCACTTCT